AGGATATGCATGATTTGACTGGAAGTCATCTCTCGAACATGAAAATACGATGCCACCAGTATCAATACCAACAAAATTACCAACACTTAATCCATGACTAGGTATGGTTAAAGTTAACAATCCTGTATGTGAAATATATTCTGCATTTGTAGCTGTTTTTTGAGATCCAGCAAAAATATTATTACCTGTTCCATTCGTTCTAATTGATCCAACACCAGAACTTACAAACTTATGTGTATATGCTAAATCAGTTACGCCAATAGAAACTGTTCCTCCTACAGGTCTATATCCAGATCCAAATGATAATGTACCAGCTGGTCTTGAGGGAGATACTGATTGATTGTAAACTGTTGATCCAATACCAACACCAGTAATTGTACCAAATTGATTTAATATACCAGTCACAGCCGCACCAACAAGTGGAGCAACTCCCAAACCACCTGATGATCCTAGAGATACAATTTTTCCACCTCTTGGAAGTTGGTTTTGATTAATATCACCATCTACAATAATTTGATTACCCGATATCGCAGATACTATACCAGTAAATACGATATTTTGTGCTGAACCACCGTCAGGAACGAATCTATAATTATTACTTAAATTATTTTCGGTGGTTGGTTTTTGGAATATTCCATTGATTAGGACTAAAGAACTTCCTGTTGAAATTCCAGTAGCATTTGAACCATTAGATTTCATTCTGAATGTCGCACCAACACCAGTAAACTGTGTTGACAGATCATCAAAGATTCTATTAGTCGTATAAGTCCTTCTTAAATAAGTTCTTCCTTGAAAATCAGATCTAGGGAAATCTAAACCAGATTTATCTTTTGAAAGATTATTAGTTCCTTTAGGTGCATCAGTAAAGAATACTTCCGATCCTACAATATTGAATGATCCTGAAAATACCCTTCCGACCACACCATTATTATGAGATGCAACCTCTGTTCCAAGAACTCCTCTTTCAACACCTAAAATGTGATAAGTTCCAACTCCAGTTACAGGGCCCACTGTAGTCGTTCCAAATCCAACTGAAGTTACCTTCATAAATTCATTACCAAACTTGATACTGTCCTCTAAGTTTATATCTGTTGTTGTATTAACACTAAAATTAGTAACAGTGGTTCCAATACCAGAACCCACATTATGTGTTAAAGTCGCTGTAACAGGCGAGAATGCCATTGGAGATTGAATTATATTATCCACATTCAAAACAGTCTTCTCAAGTCGTTTAACCATTGATAAACGATGCGAATTACCTGCACCAACATTAGTAAATGTTACAGGAGATCCTCCACTAGATGTTGCTAATTGAAATGTACTATTTGTTAATTTTTTGACAAATACCGTAGTTGGTAAATTAGATCCACCTGACATTTGTAATGTTGTAGCACCCACTCCAGCGAAAGTTGATTTTGGTGTATAAACTAACTGCTCATTGTTTGAGAAGAAATGATTTGGTATTGTAAAGACACCTGTGCTACGATTTAACACTGTAGTATCTTCAGGATCGAATCCTTTTTCATAAATTGGAACTCCGCCACTTTTAAGAATAAAATTCTTTCTGTTTGATCTTGTACCATTTACAGCGTTATATTGGAAAACACTAAGAGATTCTTTAATTCTTCCATAGTCTAAATCAGGTGCATTGTTAATTAAATCTACATCTCTATAAATTGCCTCAGTGTAATGTTGTATATGATGTTTACCTGTTCCAGAATCGGGTACAAATTTTAATACAAATCCATTTGTGGAATTTAAAGTCCCTCTAAACGTACCAATACCTGAAGTTGTTCCCACAGAAACAAATGGATAATGTATAGTATGCACATCAGTTCCATCATGCACAGCTAAAACTTGATGTATAGCATGTGTAGAACTTCCTCCAACAGTGGTTCCAATACCAACTTTGACAATACTCTTAATGGCACTAAATTTATTTGAATCAATACCTATGACATTTGTACTAGCAGAGGTTTGTACTGATGTAATTCCTGTTTGCAAAATCAGAGAGGTTTCACTCCCGTCAGGTTGTGCATTATCTTTAAACCTGTATGTTTCTGCAGTGCCAATAGTTCCAAATCCAACAACTTTTGCTCTTACTTGAATATTTGTTACTCCAGCTCCAACTGATGATGAGTTATCAAAATCTATTGTTAAAATATTATTGTGTATTCTTGATCTAAATGATCCAATAAAGTTTGATGAAAAATTATTTTCAGAGGATGTATCTGCATAATATTCACTAAAATATGAATTAGTTCCATCATGTGTAGCATAAACATCAACGTGATTTTTTTCATTTGTTGATAAATCTGTTACATCAACTGTGGCATAAAAAGCAGACACTGAGGTTGTTGATCCTGATGCTATTGGTTCTGCAGTTGTTCCAACACTCACAACTGTTGATAATCCAACCAAACTCATCGCACCCAGTGTTGTGGTGCCACTTCTTAGATTTTCTGAATTGAATGAATTTTTAAAAACTTTGATATCAATATCATCATTATTTGGATCGATTGGTGAGATGTTAAGATTAGTACTACCATCAACAGTAGAACCCTCTATATCGACTAAGGTTGTTCCAATTGAAACAACGCTATTCTTTTCAAATGTAAATGTATCATTATTATCCTTAAATAAAACAACTTCATCAAGTTGAATTGCATTATTTGCTATGTTTCTTGATTGTATTAAGAATCTACCAAAAGTTTCTCCAAATGGAACTGAAATCTTTCCTGTTAAGTTAGCATCACTATCAGAAAATTCAGAACTAATATCATCAATTTTTAAAACTCTATTAGTATTACATTTAACAAATTTCGCTAGTTTGGTATTTTTTAATTGGACAAACTTTGATGATGTTGTTGTAAATCCTAAAATTGTATCAATATCTTTAGCTAGATCAAAGTTGTTAATGGCATCAACTCTTTGATCTGTAATAATATCTGCAGAAACTATAGTTGCATTAGATATTCCAATCCCTGCTTGTGTGGTTGATGTGATTCCCGTATCAGCAAAGTTTTTAAGTCCACTTGTATGAAGTAATCTATTCACAGGGTCTATAATCTCATCAAATGTTTGAGGACTTTGGATTGTATATGCTAAGTTTTGATAGTAATTATTGTCAGCAAGAACCATAAAGTCTTCACTTAATCTACCAATTTCATCATTCCAACCTTTATTTTGTCTTAATGAATAATCTATTGTAAATCTACCTTTATTATTTTTAATATTGTCAATGGTTGCAACTGTTCCTGAATTTTCTCCACGAATTACATCACCAACTTCAAATTCATATGATCCTTCAATTTTAATAAATTCATCCGGACGATTATCTAATACTAATGAACCAGTAGCACTAAATGTCAGCGGATTTGCGTTTATTTGAACTGCTAATTTTTCACCTGTTCTAAACTCTGAAGATTTTTGTGTTACTGTAAACTGTGGATAACTACTAAATTTGACAACTGATGCAAAATTTTGGCCAGATG